TGAGCTTGCTGTTGCGCTTGTTGCTGTTGAGCTTGTTGTTGGTTTTGCATTAACAGTTTTTGTGCAGCTTGTGCCATCAACGGAGATAACTGAGCTTCCATTTCTGGAGTCATATTAAGATCCTGCTCGCCTTCCATATGAGTATCGTGCTGTGCTGGTAAAGGCATGCCCATTTGCTGACTAATCTGATTGCGGTACTCAAACCCGATATGCTCATTAACGTGAGACATCATAGCCTGCATTAACTGCTGAGCCATTGGATTGTTAGCTAAAAGAGCTTGAATCTTAGGGTCTTGTATAGCAGCCATATGCACTTGAATGTGGGCTTGATGGTTTTGGTAAGCAAACGCCTTGACAGGCTTCATCATTAATACGTTTTGATTTTCCGTTACAGGATCCTGTGGCTTCATATCTTCTGGTAGTGGTACCAGCTTCTGATAGTTTTTGATTCCCAACACGTCCAACATTTGACGGTGTAATACTGGTAAGTCATATAGCTGCGGGGCAGTTTGCGCCAGTTGTAGAGCAGCCTGATACTGTACTACTTTTTGCGCCATAGTAGCCGCATTGGGATCGGAGACAGGTATTACAAATACCATGTCATAGTCTGATTGCTTAGCCATACGGGAGCCTTCGGTTGGCTCATAGTCGTATTCTTCTGGCGTGTAATCTCTAATAATATCTTTAAGCAACTGGAACTCTTGCTTCATTGCATAGTGAATACGCGCTTGGATTGCGCTCATCGACTTCAATGTTCTTTCTAGAATTGCCAGTGTTGTTCCAACGGGAGCGTTTGCGCTCATGTCAGATGCTTGAATCTCCGCAGAACCTGCAAACTTGCGGCCTTCTTCTACGATAGTTCCTAATAAACTGTAAAGGACTTGACTTGGTTCTTTGTAGGGGAGAGGTAAGAGATTATCACGCATGGTACCAGCTGGCACATCGACGTCTCTCCATTCACCGGGGGCGATAGGGGTGTCATCTCCTTTAACTCGCATACCACGGGTCTTAAACCCGCCGGGCAAATTCGATAATGTACCTGCGTCGACGAGTTGACGAATAAGGCTAGTACCAGACTTAGCAAAAGCGCCGATAAGATGTATAAGGCCAAAGGCGTAGAAACCAAAGCCCGGAATGTACGGATAATGTACGAAATGCTGTCTCTTATGATGTTGTTCATCTTCTGGTCTCCAGTTGCGACGGATAGCAAGAATAGTATTAGTACCCTTTTCAATCGTCACGATGTATGGCAACGCTATGCCAGTTGGTTCGCCGTCTTCATCAGTATGCTCAAACCCTTCAAGGTCTAGCTCTACGTGCATTTCTAACAGCTTAAAACGATCATCGGTTGTAGCTTTAAAGCCAAGCTTTTCCGCAATCTTCTTCTCAATTTCATCCATTACTTGGGTTGGTTCGCCCAAGTCTACGTCTCGGTAAAAACCTTCATGCTGCAAGCGACGTACTTCATTCTCAGTCTTACGCATCACATGTGTAACACGCTCAGCTGACTCTAAGCTAGAAGCTCCATAAGGGACAACTACATCTTCTGCAGGGACGTACATAGATACTTGACGCTGTAAGCTTGGGTCAAAGTACACTTTCTTAAACGCGTTACCTGCAAGTCCTAAGCCCCATAACATACGCTCATGCTCAGGTCTGTATTCTTTCATCACATCTGTAATTTGGTAGTTCATGTCCTGCTGCACGCGGTCTGCGGCATCTTTTTTCTCAGGAGTTTCTTTACCAATTATTTGTGTTTTAACTGGGCCTGCTGCTGGAAACGTTTCCATCATGGTCTCAGCTTGGAACTTAACTACTGCCTCAGACAAAAGTGGGTGGTACACACCGCAAGCGCCTTCCCAAGGTTCAGCACGTTCTTCAATCTTTAAGCCAAGTAACTCAAGACCATCAACATAAGTTTGAATCCAGTCTTTTCTTGACGATACATCGTTATCAAAATCACCAGTCAATTCACTAGCTAATGTAGCAAGTACTTGATCATCTAATACTTCAGCAAGGTTATCGTCAAACCCTTCTGGCTCTTCGTCTTTTTCCATGCGCATGATGGGCTGTCCATCAATGCCAATCTCTACAGCTTCGGGATCTTCAATAGATATTTCTAGCTCAGGCTGATCGCCCTCTTCATCAAGTTGATCTAAACCCTGTGGGGCCTGGTACATTGCTTTATCTATTGCCATAATTTATCCTTAAATTAATTTTGTTCCGCCTTTGATAGGCTTAACTACTAAGCCGCCTTTTTTCATATTAGACGGTTCTGACTTCATGTATGTTTTTAAAGTTTCTAGTTTTTCAATTTGTTCTGGTCTGTAATTTAATTTTTTATTAGCGTCATCAGGCCATTGATTTAAAACATAACCGCGAATTGCAGCATCTGTTGCGTTGCGTATTGCATGTTCTACAGGGCGTCCTTCATCTAGAGTTGCTTTCCAGTCTTTAGATTGTTTTTCTAATTCTGTTAGTTGGTGTGGAGTCCAAGATTTCATTAAATTTTCACGGGTAGCATGGGACATTGGGTCAACATGTAATATTTCTCCAGCCAAATCATGGTGATCAAACTCGTCTGGTTTACCAATTACTACCCCAGTTTGGTCTATAGGAAACTGTTCGGGCCTATCATTATTAGCCCCTTCTTCATAAGGAGGCCAAGTTTCAGCGTAGCCTTCCCCCGAATCCCCTGTAATAACAATAGGATTATGCTGAGCTATAAAAGGATATTCCTCTTGTGCTCTGTTTAAAAGATTGTTTGCGTAATCATCAGGCATCAGTAATATGCCGCCTTTTTTCTATATTTGTAAAGTATATCGTCATCAGGTTCGTCACTTGGCAGACGAATAAATCCGCCCTGCCTGAATCTTAACAGAGCTAGCGTAGTTGAGTCTACTAAGTCATCATTTAGACCACTAGGAAAGTCATTACATTCCTCAATTACATCCTTCGCCCAGCGGTGCGCCGGCGCCCAGACGACCCCTCCCGAGAACAGATCGCTAATAGCATTAACTCGAGAGATTTTGTCTTGACCTTTGCCAGGTGTGAACTCCTGCGCTGGTATACCCATACGTCTGAACTCTTGATAGAGTGCCGCCCCATTGGACTTCTTTTCAACCATAAACGCATCCGGTTGCCATTCTTTATATTCTTCGAGACAAAGTTTCTTAAGTTCCGGAAACTCCAGCCGCTTTTTGATCGCATTAAGTAGGATGATGTTGTAATTGTTGACCTCTTCGTTAAAGAAGACGCCCCACGTTGTGAGCGCATTAAAGTCCGCACGGTTGTTTGCCTCCTGAGCCGCGTCTAGCGACATGATAATAAATTCACACTGCGGTGGCTGTTCCTTATCCCAGATGTTCCACCACTCCCTTTTAATCAAAGCACCTTCTTCAGATACTGGATTTTGCATATACTGAGCATTCCAATACCTAATGTCAAGTGCAGCTTTCTTAGCTAGCAACTCTTCTACAGGCCAGAACTCAGGCCAAAGGCTTTCGCCATCATCTTTAATAGCAGGAAACTCAATAACTTCCCAAGGGTCAACCTCGTCGTTATTCTCTAGCTGTTTTATGATCTGTCCGGTTAAGTCAAGTTTAGACCACCGCGTCATCACAACAATGATCGCACCACCCGGCATAAGGCGCTGAAGAGGCCCAGACTGGAACCACTCCCAAGCAGGAAGAAAAACGTCTGGTCGTCCTGTTTTGGCGTCTTGCTCAGAATGTGGATCGTCAATAATGAACAAATCAGCGCCCCTACCAGCGAGAGCACCTCCAACACCAATAGCAAAGTATTCACCATTAAAATTTGTTCCCCAACGCGAAGCCGATTTACTGTCAGCTTGTAATTCTACCTGCGGAAATATTGTTTTATAGTTGTCTGAACCAACAAGGTTCCTAACACGACGTCCAAAGTTAACAGCCAAATCCGCTGTGTGAGACGCCATGATGATTTTTTTCTGAGGATACTTACCCAAGAACCAGGCAGGAGCGAGATAGGATATAAGTTCTGACTTACCATGACGCGGAGCGATATTAACAATGACTCGTTTTTTCTTACCGTTAGCAATATCTTCAAAAATTTGAGCCAGTTTAAGATGGTGCGGTCCGACTTTATAGCCCGGGTATACGTGTTTAACAAAGTCCAAAAAGGATACTTTGCCTCGTTCTTGGGTGAGAAATTCGTCATATTTTTCTAATAAATCCTTAGTTTTCCGCTTAATTTGCTCTGGAGTTTTGGGGTTTTGGACCAATAATCGCAGCTTAAATAGCTGTTCCTGAGACAATTTATGCATCTTTTTCGTCTTTTTCTGTGATGTTTTTAGCTTCTACATCAATATATTTACCTTCAACATCATCTAAAAGGGTCAATAACTCAGCCTCAACCTCTTCCATAGACTGGATTTTGACTGTAACTTCGCTTCTTTTCTTGAACGCATCGACTCCATCAACCTCACCAAGCACCCGCAGAGCTGCAACTTTGGTCTTTACATCCTTGGCAGCCTCTACAGAATGCACTAAGTTGTTGACTACATAGGTTTTTAGGTCGGATAACTCATCTACGATGCTCACATTCATCTGGGCTACCATGCCAGCTAACATAGCAAGAGTCTCGTTGGGGTACTGATTAAACTCTGGGCGGAACTTGGGGTCACTTGCCATCTGCACGGCTAGCTTTTTAGCGTCGTCAACGTTACCTTTATTAGGTAAGATGGGTTGTCCGCTTAGTTCAGACATTAAAGCCACCACGTTTGCCCGCATGTTTAACTCTTCTTGGGGCGTGAGTTCAGGAAATGCTTCGGTAGCATTCTTTGGTAGGGGGATGTTGCTCTCGATTTCTGGAATATACGCGTCCATGCGCGAAGTATATAAGGGTTTTAACTATGTGTAAAGAGTTTCTTTACAGAAAAAGAATGGGGCGACGGCTAAAAATGCGCATCTTTAATTCTACGGAAACCCCTAAAAACACACCCTCACGTGTATGAGTAATATGTTACACCTTTTTCTTTTTACGCCGAACCTTTTTCTTTTCTTCTCGTTCTTCGTGGTGATGAATGCGATGGCAATTGGCGCATAGGGGTATGCACTTTTTAATTTCTTCTTTAGCTTTTTTGTAATTACCTAATTGAGCTAGGCGGTTTACTGAGTGGTAATCTGTTCTATCTACGTGGTGAAAGTCTAGTGCTGCTGGATGAGAGAACCCACACATCGTACATTTAAATGTACTCTTAAATGCATACCACTCTTCACGCTTGTTGCGTTTTAATTTAGCCGCCCTAGCTTTTACTTCTACTTGATTAGCTAGGTAATGCTTACGGCTGTACTCCTTGTGTTTGTTTTTTCTTACGTTCGCGTCTTTGTACGGCATCGGGATGAACCTTATATCTCCAGTAGATAGCGTTCTTAAAAGACCACTTGTTGGCAGGAGTATATATCCTAAATCCACAAGATATCAAAGAGTTTGATGATGCAGGGTTATTTGTTGTATCAGTGATGAGCCAATTCCAACCTAACTTCTTAGCTTGTGCTTGTCGTACTTTGATTAGTCTTTTCTGTAATCCTTTGCCTGTGTACTCATACATCACACCTGCTCTACATAAGTAACCTGTATCGTTCCAAGCAATCGACCGAACAAGACCAGCAAATCCCACGGGCTTGCCATCCTCTGTATATACGATCCACCAATGCCCACGATCTGGTTTGTAGATAGAGTCGCTCGGCAGGATTTTCTTTTGTAAGTAACATAGCATCGTAACGTTAGCAGGTTCGCGTAGATCAACTTTTCGGACAAAGAACTTCATAGCAACTCCTAAGAATTTTTAAATATTATCCCCCATATATGACAGTTTTGGGTCCCCTTGACGGGGGGTGTTTCTGTATAAATGTAAAGTTATGGATAGGCGCAATTTAGGTTATGAGTTTGGCGTTTTTTATTTTTATATTCAATAAGTTAGGTCAATAATGGAGTCGTCTGAGTTTGAGAAATTAGTGGAGTTATTTGTGTAGATCAAAGGGTATAGGGCACGGATGGAACCATTCTAAGATTTAGGGGGGTGGGGGGTCGGGATTAGGGGCGGGAAACTTGACATATGGCGTAGTATGGCGTAGAACTGTAATCACTGACAGATTGGTCAGGTTAACTAAAGGAGAAGGTAATGTTTAAACTATTCTATACAACCAACATGAAGCAAGTAGATACAGGTGATGTAGTCCACTTCGCTAACAGAGCTTGGACAGTAGAGAGCATAGATGAATCAGCCAAGTATTTAGAGACCAGGGTTTGGGTTAGGTCGATGGATGAACAACACCTATGCATCAGCGCATCACCTAATGATTTCGGTGCGCGATTCATTCTAACTAAGTAAACCAACGGGGGGCGCAAGCCCCCCACAACCAAAGGAGAAGTAAATGAAAACCAAACCATTCACCAATATGTTCGGTCGTGAAGTTCAGGTAACACGGAACGAATACGCAAAGCGTTGGCAGGATAAGCTGTTCGATCTAGGTAATCTGTTCATGGGTTCTGAACATGAGGAGGAGTTCTTATCAATGCTTCACCACACATACGAACTAGCATGTGATAAGTGGGAAGCTCAGTAACACTCGGTCCCTGCGAAAGCAGGGATTGAAACCAGTTACTTGTCGTCGGGCGTGTCTATGCGAGTGCGTTATTTAGTGTGCCATTCTTGCGTGTAAACTTGACTAATGAGCTTGTGTCGCGTAGAACTGTAATCAGCCAAGCAATTCCGCTTGGTTTATGTAGTATTTCATTTTATGAAAGGTAATACAAAAT